GGCCGGGGCGGGTGAAGCCGAGGAACGGCACGCCCGCCGCCATGTGGACGAGCCAGGAGATCAGGAAGTCGCTCTTGCCGACCTTCGGCGCGCCGCCCAGCACCAGGAGCCCGCCCGGCGTCAGTACGCGCGGCCCGATGATGTCCTCGGGCATCGGACTGGTGTCGTCGAGCAGCGCGCCGAGGCTGAAGGTCGGCAGCGGGCTGGCCGGGGCATCGACATGGGCCGCACGCAGGAGCGGCGGGCCGTTGCGCTTCACATGCAGCGCCCAGAGCCGTTCGGACTCGGCCATCAGCCGATCGAGCGGCCAGGATGGGCACAGCATGGCGGCGTTGTAGCCGCAGATCGCCTCCCAGCCCGCGAAGGGATCGAGGCGGCCCTCGTGGACGAGGCGTACGTAATGGCCGATGGCGGCGCTGGCCCCCTGGAACCGCGACCAGTCGTCGACCGCGCCTTCGCGCACCGGCGTGGTGAGCACCGCATCAATGCCGGGCTTCGTGGTCGGCGCGGCAACGTCGCTGGCGAAGCCTACGCCTGGCAGCGGCGGCATCTCGGCGACCTTCTCGGCGAAATCCGCCAGGTCCACCTCGACGTCTCGATGTTCGCGGATCTGCACGAGGCGTTGATGACCGTGCTTGTGATAGACCGTGCCGAGCACCCGGATCGGCTGGTGCGCCGAGCGGAAATGCGTGTCGCCGCCGACCTTCACGGCAATCTCGCCGCGCAGGCGGCAGAGGGTGGCCAGATCCTCGCCCTCGGCGGGTTCGGTCAGTTTCCACCAGACATGGAGCTTCGCCGCGCCCTCGGGCGTGCGCCCGCCGCTTTCGATGATGAGTGTCGGCGCGCCGAGGTGGCGGGTGACATGGTCCAGCTTGGCCGGGATGTCGCCCGCGTCGAGATCGACGACGATGGCCTGCATCTGCAGCACATCGGCGGCGCGGGCTTGGCCCTGCTCGGCGACGGTGCCGGGGATGACATACACCGCCGCGCCCTCGCGGTTCGCCCACGCGGCGAAGGTCGCGAGTTTCCCCGGCGCGGTGTCGTCGGCGGGGATCCAGATGTTGTGCGGCTTGCCGTCCCGGCCCTGACCCTTGTCGACGAAGCCGCGGAGCGGGATCAGCCCCTCGCACCAGCTGAACACGGTGTCGAGAAAGACGGCGATCTGCTCGGGGTCGGGGTCGCAGCCGAAGGGGTTCTCGGACGGTGGCCCGTCGTTGAAGTCCATCCACGGGTTGAAATGCAGGATGCCGTCGTCGCTCATGCCGGCAGCCTCCAGCAGCGCTCGGACCAGGGGCAGAAGCGGCATTCGAAGAAGTCGGGCGTGGTGGCGACGCGCGGCAGCAGCTCGCCCGCATCGGTCGCCTGCAGGATACGCACGCCCCGGTCGGACATGCGCTGCGCGAGATCGGCGTCGAACGCGACCTGCTCATGGTGCAGTTCGGCCGTGTCCTTGTTGATCGCGGTGAAGAGCGCGGGCGTGGCCGAGATGCCAGGGACCGTCCCTTCCATGTAGGCTTGGTAGACCGCGATCTGGGCGGCGTAGACCGGCTTCGACTTGGTCACTCCGTCCTTGACGCAGGCGCGCCAGTTCTTCGCGTTCATCGTCTTGCATTCCCAGAGCGCGGGAACGGTCAGACCGAAGCCCTCGGGCCCGGCGGCGATGATGCCGTCGACATGACCGCGGATGCGCCCGCCCGCGACGGAGAACCCGAACTGGCCGCCATCGGGCCGGTTGCCCTTCCGGGTGTAGAGGTCGAAGCCCGCGCCGCGCAGCCAGGCGACGGCCAGATCCTCGAGCGCGTGGCCGATGGCGAAGATGCGCAGCGACTGGCCGCTGAAGTCCTGGCCCTCGTCCTTCGGCGTCGCCGTGAACTCGAACTGCAGTGCGCGCTCGCAGGCATGGCCGAGGCGCGAGCCGCCGAGATAGTCGCGCGGCGGCCGCGTCGCCTGATCGGCGGTGAGGGCCCGATCAACGGCGACGTTGACCCGGTCGGCGAAGCTGGGGCGGCGGTTATAGTCCAGCATCAAAACGGCACCCCCGGCGTCTGCGCCCGGGCGATGTCGGACATGGCCTCGCGGAAGCCCTCGACGGCTTCCTCGATCAGCGCGCGAACCTGCGCCTCGGTCAGTTCGGCGAGCGGGGTGGCCCAGCCGATCTCGTCCATCAGCAGCGCCACGCGCTTCATGGTGGCGGTGATCGCGGCGCGCTCTTCCTCGGTCAGGTCAACCATGGCGAAACGCTCCCTGGCCAAGCGCGTCCAGAAGGACTGGCAGGGCATCGAGCAGAACCAGACCGAGGGCCGGGGTCGCTTCGACCGGTGCGGATCGAACCAGCCAAAACCACGGGTGGGTTGCCGGCAGACAGCACAGAGCGTCCCACGCGGATGCCAGAGCCGCCGCCGGTCCTCGGCGGTGATGGGGGTGGATGTGGGCATGGGTCATGCCGCCCTCCGTTCGGGAGAGGCCGCCGTGTCGATCAGCTGGCGGATGGCGCGCTTGTTGAAGCCGAAGGTCATCAGCGCCGAGGCGCGGTAGCGCGTCAGGCCGAAGTCGTGGCGGCACTCGGGCGGCAGGTACTGCAGCTGCTTTTCGGTCGGCGGCTGGCGCAACCAGGAGCGGGTCTTGAAGGCGCTTTCGTCGGTCTCATGGGTGTTCAGCCAGTCGTCGGCCTGCGCGAGGCAGACGGCGCGCTCACCGACACCCAACAGGTGGGGGCGCTCGCCCTTCGCCCCGCCGATGGCGTACCAGACCCCGTCCAGCCAGAAGATGCCGCCCCAGGCCGCGAAGCCCGTGGCCATCAGCGCGTCGTCCGTGCCGTAGAGGTCGACCCAGGCGAAGCTGGACCGCTTCAGCAGGTCGATTTCCGTCATCATGAAGCCCGAGAGCGGCGCGGCACCGCCGCCTTCACCGGCCTCTTCGTCCTCCCGCGGGAAAACCTCACCGCAGAGCGGGCATTCGGTGGCGGCCAGCGGGATATCGGCGCCACAGCCGGGGCAGGATTTCGTCGGGGCTTCACCAGCCTCGGTCTTGCCGTCGAGATCGACATCCTGTTCCAGTGTGCCGTGGATCAGGCTCGACGTCCCGAAATCCAGCACGATGCAGTCGGTCTTGACGATGCCGGGGTGTTCCTCGGGATCGACAGTGCGCAGCCCGCGCCCGACCATTTGGATCATTGTGGACTTGTAGGAGCTGGGCCGCAGCAGCACGACGCAGGAGGTGGGCGGGTGGTCCCAGCCCTCGGTCAGCACCGCCACGTTGACGACGACGCGGATGTCGCCCGCCGCGTAGTCGGCGAGGATCGCCTTGCGGGTTTCTGCCGCCAGATCGCCGTGGATCAGCGCTGCCGTGATCCCCGCCGCCCTGAAGGCGTCGGTGACGTGCTCGGCATGCGCGACGGTGGAGCAGAACACCACGGTCTGCCGGTCGCCCGCCTTTTCCTTCCAGTGCCGGATCACCTCGTCGGTGACGGGGGCGCGGTCCATGATGCCCGCCACCTCCGCCATGTCGAAATCCGACATGGTTTTGCGGACCGAGCGCAGTTCGTCCTGCACGCCCACGTCGATGACGAAGGTGCGCGGCGGCACCAGATGACCTGAGGCGATCAGCTCGCCCAACCGCACCTGATCGGCGACATTGTCGAAGACCTCGCGCAGGCCCCTCCTGTCGCCCCGGTTCGGCGTCGCCGTGACCCCGAAGATGCGGGCGTCGGGATTGGCTTCGCGCACCCGGTCGATGATCCGGCGATAGCTGTCGGCGACGGCATGGTGCGCCTCATCGACGACCAGCAGGTCGAGGCGCGGCATGTCGGCAAGGTTCGAAGCCCGCGCCAGCGTCGGCACCATGGCGAAGGCGACCTGGCCGTTCCAGGACTTCTCCGTGGCGTCGATGACCGATGTGGCGACGCCCGGCACCACGCGCTGGAACTTGGCGCGGTTCTGCGCCGTCAACTCGTCGCGATGGGCCAGTACGCAGGCCTTGGCGCCTTCGCCGATCATCTCGCCGGTGACCGCCGAGAGCATGATGGTCTTGCCCGCACCGGTGGGCGCCACGCCCAGCGTGTTGCCGCGGGAGGCGAGCGCAGCCACGCTGCGCTCGACGAAGGTCTTCTGGCGGGGGCGCAGGCGCATGGCCCATCTCCCCCTTACTGCGCCCAGCTCGGCCGACCGGCGGTGCCGGGGGCGGACGCGGGCTGGCTGGGCTGGGAGGCCGTGGCGGGCTGCTGCGGGGCATGGCCCTGCGCCGGGGCGGCGGAGACCTGCGGCGCGACCGTGCCCATCAGCGCGGCGTAGTCGCGATGGTCGGGGGTGACGGCGGCGCGGATCTCGTTCTTGTCCTCGCCGTTGGTGTCGGTGCCGATGTCAATGCGGGCGATGAACTCGACCCCGTCGAGATCCCCGAAGCCGTTGATGCGGCGGCGCGCCTACGCCTCGGGCGAGTTGTCCTTGTCGGACACGCCGCGCGCCGAGTTGAG